ACTATATTGGAATTAAAAAAAACCTAAGGGCTAGCTATCTAACCAACCCTTAGGCTTCTTTGATTATATAAGTGAAGTAATATCTACACCAGCATTAACTAAAGCTTTAAATCCACATTTTCTATGGATATTAAGAGACTTAGTATTAGCTGTTCTATAACCTTTATCATTAGTTGTATTACTCCAGGATTTAACAACGCTAAACTTACCATCTTTAACGCCACTTCCACCATCGGCATATTCTACAACTTCCATTACTTCATCACATATTTCACAATTATTCACATTAACTCCTTTCATAACATAATATAAATAATCATAGAAAGATATATATACCCCCATTTAAACGAACAGGGGATGTAAGCAATGACTATTTTTTTTATTATATTTAATAACTGTTAACTGGAAGTAATCTAGTCCATATAACTTCATATTGTCTTACATTTCTACATATGGACCTTTGACTAGCACATCTTAACTTAAGGTCCTTTTATTTTAAACGTATGTAGTAAAAAATATGCTGGTAATCTGTCTGGATACTGTATGGTGGCTATTTAGGGCGTAGCGGGCTATACAGTAATAGTCAATGTTTAATTGAAGTTTTTCTAAAGTTCTTGAGTACTCAGTTTGCCTTTCTAGTGTACTGTATTACCAGTCCTGAGCTTTCTGCCTCCCGATGGCACCTTTACTTGTGACTATTTACTAACCTTCAATGTTTGTAATTTAACTTAATATATCATATAATTCAATCTATGCAACAATCTATGTATAATTAGTTTTATGACAGAAAAAAAAGCAACACGAGTTATCTGTGCAGCCACTAAATGTAGAAAACGTTTAAAAGGAAAACAACGAAGATTCTGCTCTACTCAATGTAATAAAAGAACCTGGGCGGCAACAAAAGCACATAACGATAAGATTACAGAAAAACCAATCAATAATCATTTAAAACTTGACGATGGTGAATTATCTATGGTTAGACGAGGCACACACTATGATTTATTCTGCGAAAAATACGCGGAGGACCTAGCAGACGGCACCCTCACTGCCAAAGAAGTAGCCATAGACATAGGTACATCTCCAGCACAAGTATCAAGAATGATGGCAGCATACAAAATAGATACAAAGAATGCAATTGCAGCAGAAGACTGGGAAGTAAACGAAGCAGCGTTAGCTGCATTAGAAAATTTTTCTAGCTTCCGCGATAAATACTTTCGTACAGAAACGGGGGAAAAGTACGAAACAGCAGACTTTCATATGAACTGGATAAATAACATAATAGATTCAATTGAACACGGTAAAGAATTAATTATATTATCCCCACCGCGACACGGTAAAACAGAGTTATTAATACACTTTGCTGTATATCAGATAATGAAAAACCCAAACATAAGAATTATGTGGGTAGGTGGTAACGAAGACATAGCAAAAAATGCTGTATCAGCGGTATTAGAACATTTAGATGATAATGAAAGATTACAAGAAGATTTCTGTCCACCAGGTAAAAACTTTAAACCAAACAATAGGTCAGGAAAAATGTGGTCACAAAACCAGTTTACTGTAGGTACTAGAACAGTACCAGGTATTAAATCACCAACTATGGTTGCTGTAGGTAAAGGTGGAAAGATTCTATCTCGTGACTGTGATTTAATTATTGCAGACGACATTGAAGACCATCAAACTACTATGCAACCTGGTGCTAGAGAAAATACAAGACAGTGGTGGACTACTACATTATCATCACGTAAAGAGGAACATACTGCTGTAGTAGTAATTGGTTCTAGACAACATCACGATGATTTGTATCATCACTTACTTGCTAATGATTCTTTTGAACAAATAGTAGAAACTGCACACGATATTGAATGTGGCATACCAGAACACTTACCAGATGAACATATTGACTGTATGTTATGGCCAGGCAAAAGAACTTATAAATGGCTTAATACAAGAATGCAAGCAGCAGAAACTACAGGTGGTAGACAAATCTTTGAGATGGTTTATTACAATCAAGCATTTGTAGAAGGTACACAAATTTTTACTATGAATATGATTGACCAATGTATGCGACCTGATTTAGTTATTGGGCAGGTACCTGGCAATTTACATCTTGTTGCAGGACTTGACCCAGCATCATCTGGTTATCAAGCTGCTGTACTATGGGGTATTAATGCTGCTAGAGGAGAATTATATTTAGTTGACATAGAAAATAGACAAGGTGGTGGTGTTAAACACGCATTGCAAATAATGTCTGACTGGCTACACAAGTATGACTTAATGCACTGGATTATTGAAGAAAACGGATTTCAAACAGCTATTAGACAAGACGATAAAATAAAAGAATTTGTATTACGTTCTGGTATTACTATGCAAGGTCACATAACTGGAAATAACAAACACGACCCTATGTATGGTGTAGGTGCAATGGCTAACTTGTTTGAAAATCAAAAAATACATTTACCAGTTGGAAATTCAGAAAGTCAGAGTAAAGTTAATGCTTATAGACAACAATTACTATATTTTGATGGAAAACCAGTTTCTAAGCGAAACAAAGAAAAAACTGATATAGTTATGGCAGGGTGGTTTCCTATGAAAGTCTTTAGAAGGATGAACAAGGAACAACTCGCTGGTATGGGATTAGATTATAATCCTAGTTACACAGATTTTGGATATAGCGATTATAATGAGGCACCGTGGGGTTAGAAAATTTAGGAATTAAAAACTACAAAGAAATTGTAGACAACGCAACTTTCTTAGTTAATGGTAGACCATCTAAGGAACGTCAAATACAAAAAGCAAGGATTAAGTCAATCTTAAATGGTGGTCCTGCTGGTATGAAAGCATTACTAGGTGAAAAGATGGAAACTACTGATGCTGACTTACTACCAGCACCTAATATGTTACAGTCAGGTATTGACCGACTTGCACAAAAGATTTCAGGTATACCACAAGTACGTGTAGATATTCTTAATCACAATACATCTGATAGAGCAAAGTTTCGTGCAGAAAAATTAGAAAGAATTGTTACAAGTTATGACGAGAAACAAAATCTATCGCTACAATTAGGACAGGCAGCTAGATGGTTGCCAGGGTACGGTTACTGCGCTTGGATTATAACGACACGCACAGATAAAAATGGTTACATATACCCAACAGCAGAACTGCGTGACCCTTACGATACATTTCCAGGAAACTTTGGTCCTGACCAAAAACCACGTGAGTTAGCAGTATTAAGACGTGTACCTAGATATAAACTTGCACAACTATATCCAGAATTTGCTAAAGAGATTTTAAACCCAGAAGAAGAAGATACAGCAGAAGCTGCATACGGTGCAGGTGGATTAAATGATTCATACAACGCAAGTTCAGATGATGCTAACTGGGAAGATAATACAGGACAAGGTGTAAGAGTAATTGAATATTATGACGTAGGTGGTACATACATAATCTTTCCTGAAAAGAAAATGATTTTAGATTTTATTCCAAACTTTTTAAGTGGTCCTCCATTTATATTTATGAAACGATTGGCTTTTGATGAACTTAAAGGACAGTATGACCACGTAATAGGTTTAATGGCTATGATGGCAAAAATAAACATTATGTCAGCTATAGCAATGGAAGACAGTGTGTTTACAGAAACAAACATATCTGGTGAATTAGAGTCAGGTCAATATCGTAAAGGTAGATTTGCAATTAACTATTTATCACCAGGTACACAAGTAAGTAAACCTGCTAATAACATTCCTTATCAATTATTTCAACAAGTTGACAGATTAGAACGTCAGCTACGTATGGTTGGTGGATATCCCGTAACTGACGATAGTCAAAGCCCTAACTCATTTGTAACTGGAGCTGGTCTGTCAGAATTAAATAGCACTATGTCATTAATGATTAATGAATATAGAGAAATTATAAAACACGGCTTACAAGATATGGACTCTTTAAGATTAGAGTTAGATACTTTGTTAGCTGTACAGTACCCGCAGCTATCTAAGAAACCTATACAAGGTTTTTATGCTGGTACTGCATTTTCTGAAAACTATGCACCTACACAAGATATAGCTGGTGAATATAGAACTAGACGTGTTTATGGTGTTATGGCTGGTTTTGACGAACCACAAAAAATTGTAACTGGATTGCAATTGTTACAAGCAGGTGTTATAGACACAGAAACGTTACAAGATAACATTGATGGTCTTGACAATATAGCTAAAGTACAAGAACGTATTAGAAAAAATAAAGCAGAAAATGTATTATTTGAATCTGTACTTGCTAGGTCAGCACAAGGTGATATGGCAGCTACACAAGCTGTAATTGCTATTTATGAATATCCACAAGAAATGACAGAAATACTTAAAATGTTCTATACACCACAAGAACCACAAATGTCACCTGAACAACAAATGATGATTGAACAACAAATGATGCAACAACAGATGGCTGCAGGCCCTCCAAGTGTTGCTCAAGCATTAGGTGGTATGTAATGGAAGAAAAAGAATTTTGGAATATTATTGAAAATAATTTTGGAATGTATGATGAGTTAGATGAAGATGAAGCAAATCTTTTTGAACCATACAAACAACAAAATTTTACAATAATAAATCCTACACCTGGCATAATAATAATGATAAAGGACGAATTTTATGGCGAAATCTAGAAGAGGTGGATACAGGCAACCTAAAAATCCTGCTCCAGTAGCTACACAAGATAGAAATAGAACTGATGGTGGTCCAGGAAATCAAAAACAACCACTTAGAAGAATACCTGGTTTACCTTATGGTGAGCAAAAAGATTTAACTTTACAACAACAAGCTGCTCCATTAGCTGGAGGTGGACAAGCTACACCTATGCCACAACAACAAGCTCAACCAGCTAGACCAGATGTATTTGCTCCAACAGAAAGACCAATGGAACCTACAACACAAGGTGCTGCATTTGGTCCTGGTAGTGGTCCTGCTGACCAATTAGAAGATGAAACTGATATTATTCTTGCTGCGTTGTATTCTGTAAACCCACATCCTGTTATAGCGGAGTTAATTAATACTAGGAGCGTATAATGGGTTTTTTATTTCAGGACCCATTCCAAGAAAGAGATGCACTCTATGCTATTGATTCTTTAAATAAAAAATTTAAAGTATGGCAAGAAATATTTAAAACACCTCAAGGTGAACAAATTGCTAATAACTTAATTGAAACTACTACTGCATATCCTGCATTACCTAAAACGTTAGCTAAAGATATTGCTTTTACAGTTCCTGATGCTGCAAACAATAAAGAAGTACAAAACATTGTAGAGGAAGTATCTTTATCTCACGTTCAAGAACAAGCAGAGTTATGGGATAAATTAACAGAAGAACATTACAAATTTGGTGGTGATTTTGAAACTAATATGATTATTAGACCTATTGATTTCTGGACACTTGGATTATCTAAAGGTGGAGCTAAACCAGGAGATATACAATATGGTGTATGGGCTGCACAAGCTTATGACGGTTTATGGCAAAACTTTGGTTTAAGAGGTAAATGGGCTGGAGGTCTTGCTGGATTTGTACCTGCATTATGGGGAGGTATGCCTGTAGGTAGGTCACAAGCTTATGTAAGAGATTTAATACTTTATGATAAAAAGATTAGAGATGGTGCTACACCACAAGAAGCACAAGACGCATTAGCTATTGATGTAAGTTTTACACAAGTATCTGGTATAGGTGAAAAACTAGATATGCGTGGAACACTTAACAAATACGTTGATATGTTTAAAGAAGCTCACAAAATGGGTGGTGAAACAATATTTAGAGCTATGTGGAATGAAATGTCTGCTGGTAGACCAATTAACTTTAACAGAGACCATTGGATGCGTATGGAAACTCTTAAACCAGAAAATGACCCAAGGTATCAAGAGTTAATTACTGAATACAATTACTCACCAGAAAAAGCAAAAGAACTATTTTATAAATACAATGGTAGGCCATTAAAAGCTTATGACGAAAATGGTGAACAACATTATACAAGTTTAGATAATCCAGCCAGAATACATTTCTTTGCAGGTAGAAAATCTCACGGTATAACAGGTAGTTATACAACAAATATGAAATATGCTAATGATGGTCTTAACTTTAAACTTAAATCTATATACGATAATGAACCAGAACAAAGAATATTATTTTCTCCTGGTAGATATCAAGCATCATTGTTTGCTAAACCAGGTTCTGGTGCATACAACTTTATATCTGGTGCTGTTGACTTTAGTGCTATGGCTATTGAAGAGTTTGTAGGTGCTAAAGGTGTTAGTCAAATAGGTAAAGCATTCAGAGGATTAAGACAAATAAATCCTTTATTAGATGAAAGTACAAAAGTAATTGATATTGCCAGAGCTGGTAAAGTTTCTAACAACTCACCTCTTGACGAAGCTGCAGCTGTACTTGATGACATTGGTCCTAAAATTGATGGTACTAAAGCAGGAGATACTGCTGAAGGAATTAATGACAATTTAGGATTATGGCAAGGTTATAAAGCAAGACGTAAAGCTGGTGCTGTTGAAAGGTCAACTAGAAAAAAATACTTAGCAAATAATATTATGCCTAAAGTATTTAGAGAAACTAAAGATGAAATGCTTAACAGACCATTTATGTATCAAAACATATATGAACCTTTAGTAAAAGAAGTAGCAAAAGATAAAGATGTAGCTGCTGTATTAATGGATACAAATCCTATTTATAAAAACTTACAAAAAAGTACTAGACAAAAATTAATACGTGTTGCAGAAAAAAAAGGTGTTGAAGGTGTTAAAAATACATTTGGCCAATTAATTGATGAAGGTGTTTATGTAGGTGGAAAAATACCTAGAGATTATTTACCAGGCAAAATGTTACCTAAAGGTGCTTCATTTTTAACAAATAAAATATTAATTGAAAATGCAAAGAAAGCTAAATACTATAAAGATTTACCAGACCCATCAGTATTACAAAGACTTGCAGGTAAAACTTATGCTGCAATAGGAAAAGAAGATGCTGCATTTAGAAGTCTTGGTAGCTTTTTAGGGAGTAAATTACAAACTCCTGCAAGATTTACAGGTAGAGCTGTAGGATTAGGATTAGCTGGAATTAAAGCATTACCTGGCGCACCAATTAAAGCTTTAGGTGCAGTAAGAACATTTACTAAAGGTCAAGCATTTAATAAAAAACAAATACGTTTAGTTAGACCTAAAAATATTGATGAAGTTGTTATTGGTCCACAATCACAAGTTGTTGAAAGAAAATTAATTAAAGACCAATTAAAAGAAAAATTTGGATTAAATGTACAACCAGGACCTGAGTTTGAAAAATATTTAGGATTTTCATCTGCTTTTTATTCTAATGCTGACCCATATTTTAGACAGCTTATGTCATCTGTACCAGATTTTGGAATTAAAGGTTTAAATAAAAATGCAGCTTATGACCAATTAGTTGCTCATTTACAAGTTACTGGTTATTCAATTGAAGAAATGGCACCAATATTAAAAGAGTTTTGGAATGTAGATTTTAGAAAAAAACGTTCTGTAGCAAAATTTATGTTTGACCAAAACACAAGAGACGTTGCAAGAGTAAAAGTATTAGGTGGTCAATGGGAACCAGTAATGAAAGCTTTTGCAAAAATGTACAATACAACAATGGAACAAGCTACTGCATACTTTATAGCTGGTTATGCAGATGAAGCTGTATCTATGCCACACGTAGGAAATAAATATACAAAAACAGAAAGAACTATTTGGCAAGATTACAAAGGTGAAACTTATGGTATTGATATAGGTTCAGCTCATTTATTTTCTGAGTTTGCAGATAACTTACAACCATTTATTGATTACAGATTAATTAGACGTGCATACGGTAGTGCTTGGAAAGAATTAGATAATGCTAATACTGCAATGAAAACAGCTGCAGAAAATGCTAAAGATGTAGGTAGATGGATAAAATATAATTATCATTTCTGGGATGATGTAGATGCACCTAATCCATATGCAAATGGATTTATTGGTACAAGTAAACTTAATGAAGATGCGTTTACAATTCTTGCTGATTATTACACAAGAAAGTTATTTAAACCATTTGTACTTTTAAGAGGTGCTTTTTTTACACGTGTATTTATGGAAGAACAAATGCGTGTAGTTGCTGCTGGTCTTGACGGTTTTTTTAATCACCCAATACATTACATACAATGGGTTACATCTGGTAAAACAGCTAGAAACGCTGCAAAAAATGCAGGTAATATGGATGAGTTGTTTAAAGCAGGTAAGTTAAATAAATGGATAAATAAAGGTTTAACAAAAGAAGAAGCATATTTGAAATGGTCTGATGAAAACGTAGATGCTATGCGTTTAATGGACTCATACGAATATTTAGAAGCTACACAAAAAACATTTAACTTAGCTGGTATGCAAGGTAAAGAACAAAGACGTATAAAAGGTGCTAACTATATTATGCGTAAAAAAACTGAAACTAATACTAAAGATTATGTTGATGGTGTAAGAATGGAGTTATTACAATTACGTAACGATACTATAGCTAGAAAAGTTGCAGAGTATGGTTATGGTTCTCCTGAATTAGCTACTTGGATTATGTCTAAAGAAGGTGCATTAGCTAGAGCAGATTTACTTGAATGGGGTGGAGGTAGATGGAAAGGTATTACTAACGATAAAGATTTTATTGACCAATACTTACAATCTGTTGAAGCAAGAATCAGAATTAAAACTGGTGGTTTAGTATCAGAAGATAATGGTCAAGTAATTAAAATAACTAACTTTACAGAAAAAGATGGTGCTGTATTACCAGATACAAAATACAGATATAATATTTCTGTTAGTGCTGATAACTTAGGTAGTCAAGATTTAAGAAAGTTTATTTATGATGGAACTATTTTTGACAAAGTAAAAGGTAAAGATATTTCATTTAGAGAAGCTGCATTAACAAATACAAGAATGGAAAAGTTATCTGATATCTTACAAGAGTCATACATAACAAAAGGTAAAAAAGGTTTAGGAGATGATTTAGATTTAGGATTTGTTAAAACAGTAGATACATCTGCTGATAATCCTACAAAAATGTTAGCTGCTTGGGATGCTTTTGTTGACACAGCATTTAACATAATGATGACAAAACCAATATCATACCTAAACAGAGCAACTGTATTTAAACAATATCGTTATATGTACATAACAGATAACTGGGCAAACTTTAATAAAGATGCAAGAACTAGATTTATTAGAGAAGCTAAATCCTTAAATATACCTAAAGCTGTTATTGATGAAATGGAACAATTAAATAAAACAATGCCTATTGCTAAAGGTGCTATGAGTTATGACGTAGCTAACAATACATCTAAAGCATTTGGTTTAGCAGGTACAAAAGAGTTATTATATGATGCTTCTAAACGACATCTTATATCTGATGTAACAAGAAATATATTTCCATTCCCTGAGATTTGGTTTGAGGTTGCAAACACTTGGGGTAAATTATTAGCAAACAAACCATATATGATGAGACAAGCACAAGTAGTTGTTAGAGGTGGAGAAACATTTAAACTTGGTGGATATGGTACAGAAGGTTGGATAACTAACAATCCTCAGACTGGTAGAGAAAATGAAAAAATGTTTGTTTATCCATTTGCTCCTTTCTTATCAAGATTAGTTTATGGTAAAGAAACATACGAAGATGAAAATGGTGTAGAGCGTAAAGTAGATATAGCTGCTAAAGCATACTTGTCTGGTATTAACTTATTAGGACAAGGTTTTGTACCAGGACCTAACCCTGCTGTAGGATTTGCTATAGACTTAGTTATACCTATTGAAGGTTGGGAACCAGAACTCAAAGAGTTTTTATTTGGAGGTTTTTTACCACCAGAACAATTAAAAGAATTAATACCAACAGCTCCTTGGTTAAAAAAATTAATTGCAGCTGTAGGGCCAGATAAAAATGATGATTTAAATATAGAAAAAAGTGAGTTTGCACAAATGAGAGCTGCTGCAACTATATCTATATTTAGATATGGTACTGTAACTGGTGAACCAAGAAGATTGTATGATGCTGGTAAGTTAGATACTTATTTAACTGATGTTGATTCTAACTGGAAGTTATTAGAAAATGCTAAAGAAGGTACTCCACAATATTATCAATTACTTAGAACAATTGACCAAGCATATCTTGAATATTCTAAAAAGAAAGCTAAATGGTTATTTGGTATTCAATTTTTAGCACAATTTGCATTACCTACTGGATTTACTCCAACTTATTATGTTGAAGATAAAAATGGTTCTATGTGGAATGCACAAGTACTTGCTGATGAATATAGAAGTATTCTTAGAGAAAAAGAAGGTAATGACGCTGAAGCTGCTATGGAGTTTTTAAACTTATACGGTATGGAACACGGTTACTTAACTGCACCTGCAAAAGTATCTGATACAGGTAGACAAAACTATACACAAAAATCACTGAAGTTTAGATACGATAATGCTGATATATTAAAAGAAGCTAAACTATCTGCATTTTTAATATTACCTGATAATCCTGCTGGAGAAAGAGCTAGTTGGGATTTAGCACCAGAAAAGACACAATTAACTGCTGACCAGTTTAGAAGAAAAGTAAATGACACAGTAGGATACTTTGCATATACAAATTACAAAAAAATAATTGATTCTACAGAATTACCTACATTACAAAAGACAATGCTAAAAAGACAATTTAGAAATAACTTAATACTTGCTAAAGAAGGTTTTCAAGAAGATGATTGGGGATTACCTGGTTCTGTAAGTATTAAAGATATATTTAATGAAATGAGAAGAGTATGGCCTAACAATGAATTAATTATGTCAATGGAAAGTGGCAAGGGTTTTGTCAAAATGTTAGAGCAATGGGAAGAGTTTGAAAAATACTCTGCTGAAATATCTCCAAGTAAAACTACTACTTGGTGGTTAGAGTCTGCTGAACCAGAAGCTAGGTTTATGAGAATACTTATGAATCAAATAGCGCAAGACATTATAGCAGAACATCCTGATTTTTGGCACGTTTGGACAACTCTTATGCTAAAGTTCTATAGAGACGATAAAGAATTACTAGCAGATATGTTTGATGAGGATTAATGGTAGAACCAATTGATACAAGTATAAGTCAAGATAACATTTCGTTAGAAGACTTAGACGCAATAGTTAAAAAATATGCTTCAGCATTAGGAATAGAGTCAGCTTCAGGTGTTCAATTTTTAGAATTACTTGCAGATAATAATTTTAATGATGCTGGATTTAATAAATATAATTTAACTGAATCTGATATAAGACTGTTACAAGAAGCAGTAAATACTAAAAAAGGTGCTGATTATATAGATTTGTTAATGCAAAATCTTTTAAATAAAAATCAACCAGGAATAGATACATCAGCAATAAGTCAAGATGAATTTACAAATTTACTACAGCAGTTTGCTAACGGTGTTCCTTTAGTAGATATATTAGAACAAGCAGGATATGATAATTTAGATAGAGATTATGAATCAAATGCTGGAAGAATGGTACCAGTTTACGAAAATGGTCAACCAGTAATGGAAAATGGTACACCTAAGATGAAACCATTTAAATCACATTTTTCAGAAGATTTTCATTTTGTTATTAACTCTTTATCAGAAGAATCAGAAATACTTGATTTTCAAAGATATTTAATTGAAAACAGAGTTGTATCTCCTAATACATTTATTGGTTCAGAAGGTGAATACAGTGCAGCATTAGAAGGCGCAATTGTAAGTATTATGTCATACTTAGACCAAGAACATTATATTGCAGAAGGTACTGACCAATTTAATCAAATTATGGCAATGGACCCAGTATTTTTTACACAACAACAATACGGTGATTACACATTAGATGCTAATGGTATTCCTGTACCTTCACCTGAAGGTTTAAAAAGAAGTCAAGATTTAAAACTATTTAACTGGGCCGTACAAGAAATATCAAAAGATTATGAAAAGTTTGCATCATACGAAGAAGCTATGGCTGATGAACAACTTATTAATCAACTTAAAACACAATATCAAGTACTTACACCACTACAAAGAGAAGATGAAGTAGAGTCTTGGTTTGAATTAAAACTTGGTAGAAAAGGTTCTAAAAAAGAAATAGAAGATTGGGCTAATAATATAGCTTTAAATTATTCAAGTGTATTTAAAAAACTTGTTAAAGATATGCAAAATTTACAAGCAGATGTAGGTTTAAGAGATTGGGAAACAAGTTATTTAAACTCATTTGGTGATGATGATGCAGATGTAAAACGTAAATCATTTAATCAATTAACTGATATATCTGCACAACTTGCACAAGAAGACCCATTACTACAAGCAGAAGCAATGTTTGAACAACAATATGGTGAACAAATGGAATCATACGAAATAGGTAAAAAAGCTATTCAAGAAGATATGGATATATTAAGGATGATTTATGGATAATATGGAATTTTATAGACAAAAGTTTATAGATGAACTTATGAAACTAAAAGAAAAGTATGACCTTCCTGATATGGAAACTGATAAAATTATTTTAGATTTTGATAACATTGGTCAATATATTGATGATGAAAAAGCATTAGAAGCATATAGTGGTCAATTGTTAGATGCTGCTGAGTATCGTGCAAATGCAGGTAAAAGTCCTAATCCTTATGATGATGAACCAAAAAAAACTAATACTCCTTTAGAAGATTTTGATTTATTTGATGATAGTGGAAATAAAGTAACAGGTAAATGGGAAGATGGTCAAATTAATTATTATGAAAATGGTAAACTTTTACCTGATGATGACCCTCGTGTTATTGAAGAAAGATATCAACAAGCTATAAATAATGAACCTGGTCAACCTTTAAGTCCTGAACAAAAAGAATTTAATCAAATAATAAATAATGAACAGAGTACACATTGGTGGCGTTATGACGATTCTTACAATGATGAAGCTAAAGATTATATGGAACGTTATACAACAGGTGATTTAACTGATGAGGAAATGCAAGAATTACTTAATGACCAAAAAATGCAAGAAGAAACTAATTCTAAAATTCGAGAAGCTAAAGCTCAATACGATGCTGAAGTTGCAGATACTGCTGGTCAATTGGGTATAACAGATACAAAAGCATTTAAGACTCTTGTACAAGTAGGAGCTAAACTTCTTAATGCTATTGATGAAGAACTTATATATAGTCCTTTATTGCTCGCAGAAAAGGGTTTAAAAGCTTTAGGCCTAGCAGTGCCAGGAAAAGCAATAGGTGGCCTAGGAAGGGCTGCAATGGCCTATGAGGGGTATTTATTTCAAGCTCAGTTAGGTTTAGCTGCATTATCACAAGGTGCTACAGCTATGGCTGGAGGAGCTAGTAGATTGCCTGGAGAAATAGCAAATGGTATATTGAACCTATATGGTGCTGGTATGCCAGAAGGTCTAGCTCCAGATGTAGAAACAGGTATGTCTGCAGAAGAACAAGCTAAAAGACAAGAGATGATGTTTTACAATCAAATGTATCAGTATTCAAGATTGTCTCCATCATTAAGATTATTTACAGATGTTATAGGACCTAAGACTGGTACTTATGATGTAATACAAGGATATCAAACAGGATTTGATAGATTTAGTAAAATGTTAGGTGGTAATAAATAATGGAATATGATTTAAGATTAGACGAAGGTTCTTATTTAGTTTATATAGAAGAAACTGGAGAAATGTATATTGCTTATGATGATGGTGATTATTCATTATTATTTGAAACAAATAACAGTTTAGCTGGATTAACTTATTTTAAACCTAACACTGCACAACAAACAAAAGAAATAGAAGAAGGAATTACTGTTGGTTCTACTCCTAGTGTTGAGTTGCAAGAAAAATCTTATATACAACAATTAGCTAATAAAGGCTTAGCTATGATAATTGATACTAAAGAAAACTTTTATACTGCTAAAGGTATTGGAGATTTACAACCATTTGTACACGTTGATTATGCTTATTCACAATTAGATTTAGCTATTGGTCAACACGGTTCAAATGCTGTAGGAAGGTTTATTAAAAATTTAGAACAAAGAGCAAATAATGCACCTTGGTGGAAAGACCCTAACTATAGAGCAGAAGCTGCAAATTGGTATAGAAAAGGTGGTAAACAAGGTTATGATACTTGGCTTGAAACTACACACGACCAATGGTTAGAAGATAATGGTTACGACCCTAGAACATATGAAGCTTGGAAAGAATATTCTAAATCAGAAACAAAATGGAATGATAAAGTTGCTGGATATAAATTACAATTAGAAGAAATTGTTGCAGCAAAAGGTGGTTCATTGTCTGATTCTGCTTTAGAGTATGCTGCTAATGAGTGGGCTTGGGGTAGATGGGATTTTAGAAAAGCATCACAACAAGTTAAAAAAGCTGTTGATAGTGGAGAAGAAGGTACATTAGATGCAGGCTTTATGTCATTCCTTGAAGGTACAGAAGTAGGTCAAACACAATTACAAGAACAAGAAGTTAAAGATGATTTAAACACTTGGTTACCTGAATCACTACACGGTGCATATAGTAAAGATATTAAAGATATTGCAGCTAAATATAGAAATGACCCTGGATATAGAGATAGTTTTATAGAACAATTAAAAGAAGATAGATTTGCAGCATATCCAAAGTATGACAAAAACATATCTTGGAGTAGATTAGTGCAAGGTAAAAAGTCAATTGCAGCTGGTATATGGGGAGTTAATATAGATAGTATTGAACAATTAGACCCAGCAATAGTACAAATGTTAGCTGAAAATGACCCTACAAAAGAATCAGAATTGTTAAGAAGTATTGGTATAGAAAGGGGTTATGCAAAACCAATGAATGATTTAGCAACTGCTATGGCTAGTAGTTATGGTACAGGTGTAGTAAGACAACAAGAATTTAGAGATTAACTATGGTACAAGTTTATAGAAGAGATTTAGTAGGTTCATATACAGTAGAAAATGATTACGTTACTGATGCTGAAGGTAATACAGAATTTAGAGATTTAGATTGGTATAAATCTAAAGGATATAGTACAGAAGAATTTACTGGTACTACTACTCCTTCTGCTGATACAGGATATAGTTACCAAAAAGGTTTAGAAACAGCAAAAGCTTTATATAGTTTTTTCCCAGAAGATGTAACAAAAGAGTTTGCAAAACAATGGGTTAAGTTTGGTAATGCTGATACTGCAGCTGCTGCTGTAAGACAAAGTGGTGCTTGGAAAAAACATTTTGATTATTTAGAAAGAGATGATGGAACTCTTATTATGACAGAAATAGAAGCATTATCTACTTTAGCTACATTTAGACAAACATTAGGTGAAGTAGGTATTGGTGATACATCAGAGTTTGAAGGTAAGTTTAAACAAATGATTACATCTGGTGTATCTGGTGCAGAGTTTCAAGATAGAATTAACTTAGTTTATGAAGGTGTTAAAGAACAAATACCTGAAGTAGAAGCATTATTTAGAGATAGATATGGTATTGAATCTGATAGTGGAACTATATTTGCTGCGTTAATTGACCCTGATATAGAAGATAAATTATTAAAAGGTGAAATAGCTACATTGCAATTACAAGCTGAAGCATCATCTAGAGGATTTACAACTACATTTGCTAGGTTTGATGAACTAAGAAAACGTGGATTTACAGCACAACAAGCTAAAGGTTTATACGAACAAGCTAGTGGAGTTATAAAACAAGCTGCTGGTATTGGTAGAGAACTTGACATAAAGACATTAGAAGAAGCTGCATTAGGTGACTTACAAGCTGGACAAAGACTTAAAAGAATTGAATCTGAATTAATGTCTACACAAGGCTTGACATTAGGTGCAGCAAAAGATGGTAAACAAATAACTGGACTTATTTCAGATTAGTGTATAATATATATTAAGCGTTGCGTGGTCCGCAAACAATAGACCTGCAAATCGGCTTTCAATGCCTACGTAGAAAGCTTGTACAAAAACCGTAGAGTAATGGACTTATAGCTTGAAGCTACCAGAGATGTAAGTCAAGTGGTATAGGTAGCACCACGGCAAGATGCCTATGGTCTTGTCTGAAGGTTAATACATAGTGGAGGTACTAAATGAGTGAATTTGAGGCACCAGAAAACGGTGTTAAACAAATGAGAGAAACAATTGATAGAAAAGATGACACTATCAAAAAACTTGAGGCTGAGTTAGCTTCTTATAAAGATAAAGAAATTAACAATGTCTTTGGTAAGTTAGGTCTATCTACTGACAAAGGTTTCGGTAAGGCGTTAAAACAAGTGTATGATGGCCCTGTAGATGCAGAGTCTATCGCACAGTTTGCTAAAGATGAGTATGGTTATGAAGCAACAGGACAAGTTCAAGAAGAACCACAACCTGAAGTTGCACCAGTTGTTCAGGATGATGCTAGGTCTAGAGTAGCTGCACTTGATGCAAATTCTCAAAGTGACGTACCAAGAAATGTTTTAGATGATTTACAAAACATAATTGCAAAGGGTACACCTAAAGATAGTATTCGTGCAAAGTTAAATCTTTTAGAACAAGATAAACAAAATTAAGTACAAGTAATAACTAAATATACGGAGGTAACTTACTATGGCGGAAATAACGCTAACAGGTAATGCTATTTATTCCCAAAATGTAAATAACTTTACAGGGGAATTATTTCGTGTAGGTGGTCAAAGAACTCCTTTCTTATCAGCAACAGGAGGATTAAACGGAGGTAAGGTTTTACAATCTACTTTCTGGCAAATCCAAGCTGCTGATAGTCACACTGTTTCTTCTGAGCCAGATAAAGCTCAAGAAGGTCAGCAACCAACAGAATATCTTGGAAGAGATAGAGTTGCATACACAAACGTGACACAAGTCTTCCATAAAGGTGTAAAGATGACCTACACAGCTATGGCAACTTTCCAACATCAAAATCCATTTACATTGTCAGCAGCTGCTTACAATAGTTCAGATGGAGATGGAACAGTAACAGCAGGAGACCAATTGTCTTTAGCTGGTGGTAATCCAATTGTTGATGAGTTTGCTGAGCAAATGTCTTTGGCTCTTGAAAAAGTAGCTAGAGAAGTTGAATGGTTTGCATTCAATGGTACTTTCTCTGACGGTGCTAATGTCACTCCAGGAGCTGGTACTAGAGAAATGCGTGGATTAAAAGAGTGGTGTGAGCTTAATGCTAACGCTTCTAACTCTGTTGCTCCAACATTTGTCGGTGGTAACATATACTACAACGATACAGCTGGTAATGGTTCAGGTGATGCTCAAGTTCTTTCTTGGGATGCTATTGCAGAATCTCTAAAGAGACTCTATGATGCACACGCACCTATGGTACAACCAGTACTTTGTGTTAATCCAAAGCAACTTCTTGACTTAAACAAAGAGCTAGTGAACAACTCTCTTTCTGGAACATTAGGAACTATCCTACCTAGAGACAGAAATATCGCTGGTATTGATGTTGACACAATCGTAACCCCATTCGGTTCAATCGGATTAATGGTTATTGACCCTAACATTATGCCTGCTGATACTGCGTTCATTTTGGACTTTGCTTTCATACAACCAGTATTCACAAATATCCCTGGATATGGAACTGTGTTTGTAAGAGACTTAGACCAAAGCGATTATGCTCAAATCGGTAAAGCTATCTATATGGAGATGGGATATGACTTCGGTCCTAACTCTTATCACCTAAAGATTGCTGGTGCTGATTCAGCTTAAGGAATAAGAAATTTCAAGATTAGGGTGGGAATCCACCTCCTGCCCTTTTCTTGTGCTATGATAAGGAAAGTATGATTGTTAAAAACGTTTTAATTGATGTATCAGAAGATGCAAGTAACTCCACAGGAATCAAAACAGATGGATTATTGTTGTGTGGAATTAAATTTCCTGCAGCATTAACAGGAGCAAATATTACATTTGATTTTTCAATGGACAATTCTACTTGGGTAGATGTAGTAGAAACTGATGGTACTGAAGTAACTTACACAGTATCTTTAGGTAATATAACAAGACTTGACCCTAGTGGTTGGGCATTTGCTGCACCAGGTTGGATAAGAGTTACATCTGATGATACTGAAGTCGCAGATAGAAATATAGAATTATTCTTTAGAAGAAGTTAGAGGTAACCAATGAGTACAACTATTGGTGACCTAGTAGATAGGACTTTAAGAGAATACCTTGAACCAGTTGATTCAGTAGAATCTTATTCATATTTAACTGGTGATGTTAGTACAACTACACAAAGTACTATTAATTATGAAGAAGGTATGTTTTCTACAGAAGAAGAAGACGCATTAGGTGCTGGCGCAATAATAGAAGTAGGCCAAGAATTAATGTTTTCTAAATCTCTTAATGCTGTTACTAATGAAATAACAGTACAAAGAGGTGCTAGAGGTACTACAGCTACTACACACGAAGCAGGAGATATAATTAAAATAGCTCCATCATTTCCTCGTAAAAATATCTTTGATGCAATATCAGACCAAATTAAAAATTTATATCCTACACTATATGCTGTAGTTACATTAACAGTAACATCTGGTACAGGTTATAGATTACTTGGAACATATGGTGAAGATGTTGATACTAATAATCATATTGTTAGTCCTATAAGAGCAATATCACAATATACAGATTGGAATGCTGGTAGTGATGAAACAGGTATTACATACAAACCAGTTGCAGTTGAATTAATAGAATTACCAAATCCTTTTACTTGGACAGATTCAGAAGGTACAGAAAGAACTAAAAATTATACATCTGGTCCACAACACGTAAACTCATTACAGTTTTATGGTATAGCTTCAGGACACGAAGTTTATGTAACATTTAAAAAGAAATTTATAGCACCTACTGACGAAGATACAACATTAACTGCTGTAGGTTTAGAAACAGAATACGAACCAATTGTTATGGCTGGAGTTGCTGCACAATTATTAGCTGGTAAAGATATTAAAATGGTAAATGCTTCTTATATAACACAACAATTAGAAGCTGCAGCATATCCTGTAGGTAGTTCTAATAGTATTACAAGTAGTTTATTAAGATATCAACAGTTATTAATACAACAAGCTAGAAGTAATTTAAGGTCTAAATACCCAGAAGTTGTTTCACTTCACGGTGTTAATTATCCAACATAATGGCTAGAGTTGCTTCAACATCTAATGTTCGTAATCCAAAACGATTTGGTTATGATGTACGATTAGATAATATATATTTACGTACAGCTATAGCACCTGGTCGTGAAATGACTATACAATCATCTGATGTACAAGCAGGACAACAAGTTAATGTTAAACAAAACCCTGAAGACTTTACATCTAACTTAGGTCGTATATATTCAAGAAACAATTTTTCTGCAGGTCAAGGATTAGATACTGCACATAGAGCTGATGGTAAACCAGATGATGTTAATAGATTTTGGGATAGCAAAGGTATTGATGTATTTCA